ATACTGAGCATATGTTGCTTTTGTTGCTAATGTAGAAGAATCTGAGTTAGAAAGTGATACAGAACCACTAGCCAATCTATGACCATATGAAACAGCATATTGTACAGCTGAAGTTGAATCAGTTGCTGGGTCTGTATTATATACATTTAGGTAGTAGTTTGAACTAGCTGCTGTTGCCTGTGTAGATGATGTAAAGAAAGTTGATAAACTTCCAGTATCTCCACTCCACAATCCAGTAGTTACAACTTCAACCTTACCTGTAATTTGGTCGAATTCTCCAAATCTTTTGTAGATGCCTCTGGCGATTCCTCCACCAGTTGCTCCTAACTTATCACCACCAGTTAAATACTGATTGATAATTTTTGCTAAATCTTCAGAAGCTATGTTACCAGTTGCACTAGATAAATAATTACCCAATTCGGTGGTTAAATTACTTCCTGCTTGTCCGTCTATTTGTGCCATTTTTTATTTATCCTATGTTTTATGTTGGTTGTATATAAGTTACTGTTACTGGAATAGTTTGTGAACCTCCTGTTTCGTTACCATATACAGTTATCGTTGTTGAAATATTTGATGTAATTTGTGGATTTGGTATAAATACAAAATCTTGTCCTGTTTCAATAGCTGCAGTTGTTGTAATCTCTTCTCCTAAGAAAGATGGAACAGCTGCTCTTCTAGCTCCTCTACCTACAATAGTACCTGCATTCTTATTAGAAAGAATAATAGTATATCCAGACCTTAAATTACCACTTGGTGAAGTAGTTGGTGATAACTGTACTTTACCTGAGTTTTGGTTTACACTTATTGAAGGGATACCAAACTCTACTTTAGGAATTCTTGTAGTATTCTTTGGTAAAGTTACCAATTTATATCTCAATACTTGAGTTTCATCTGGTGAAGCTTCAGTAATTGGAATAGCTTTGATAGCGGCATCATAATATGCACTTCCTTTTGGATGTGCTGGTTCGTAAAGGGTATAATCTATTTCATCATCACCCAAAGCGAACTTTGTGATGTTTAAACCATCACCAGCTGCTAACTTCTCTCTACCCTTCTTTGTAAGAATTGCATCTACTGTGATTTCTGTGTTATCTAAATAAGCCATAATTTAAATTCCTTGTTAATGTTATTCAATATATAAATATAAGCATTTCGTAAAATTAAATAATTAAATCAATTTTATAAAATTAATCAACCTCCAATATAGGTTCTCCACTACCTCTTCCTGTATCAGAAACTCTAAGAGTATTCGGATTAGTACTAAATGTTTGAATAGGTGATGTTCCATCTAAAGTAGTTGATGCTGTTTGTTTTGAGCCTTTAAAGAACGAATTCTCCATACCACTTGTCAAATCCCCAGTGTTTCTATAATGTGATGGGAAGTATCCATTTAGTGGAGTAGCTGAAACTATATTAGTTCCACTTGGTGCTGATGTTTCATTTCCATCTGAACCAGTGAATGGTAATATAGTAACTTTGTTTTTATAAAAAGTTTGAGATACAAATTCTCTTCCTCTTGAAGAATCATTTGAATCTATATTTTGAGGTATATCTTGTGTATAAGATTCCTTTACTAAAAATACTTTTACTCTTTCTTGTACTATGTTATTATTTTTATCCAACTTAGTTCGTACAGAATTACCATTATCTGCATACAAACCAACTCCCATTATAGAAATAGAATCAGGGTCACTTCCTACTTGTTCAAAAGCACCTGCTTTATATGAACCTTCTAAGGCTCCTGTAAATTCACAATCAATAGAAAGTTCTAATCCAGAAGCTTCACCAATTAAATTTAATTTAGTATCGGTATCAATTCTACCTACATATCCAATATTACTACCTATTAGTTGTGTACTTTCTTGATTATCTATATTAGCTTCAAATCTTGCACTTTCACCAGTTAGTATAGTATCATTGGATGCTGTTAAGATTCCAAGATATTGGTCATTAGTTGAGTTTACTCCCAACTCAACATTTATTTTAGATTCATAATCTTTCTTAAATGCAGTTGATGGTTTCCATTTTGTTTTACTTCTTTCCAACATATGTGGTTGGATTAACAATCCACTTGAAACTTTAGCTCTTGCTGGAACTAATGATTCTAATACATCAAATAATGATTTATCAATATATCTTACAAGTTGAATGTATTCGTAAATATTTAAAGAATATCTATCAAAATAATAATTTCTTAAAGTTTTTAGTTCACCATATTCATCAGAAAACTCATCAGATGGGTCACCTATATAATTATCAACATTAAACCCACCAAGAGATTTTATTATATCCATGTTAATCTCTTTAACAGGTGAGAAAAACAATCCTAGTTTATCAGAATCAAGAGGAGCATTATCAAATGATTTTTTAGTTGCTCTAGTTCTATATGATAATTCAGTTATTTTTTCTTGGGTTTCAAATCGTATTTTATTACCCAATCCATTACCAGTAGATGGTACATCTGCAGTTACAGTTCTATCATACGATGTGTAATTATATGGATATGAAATAATAGATTCAAAATTTGTTGCTTCTGAACCTGTACAATATGTTGTTATCAATGCAACATTTTTAATATCAGTATCAAGTCCTCTGTTCTTAGGATATTCGAAATCATGTCTTAAAATCAAATCAGTAGTTGATGCTGATATATGATTACCATCTATAGCATCAGGTAATAAAGTGTGATTATCTATTCTTGATTCAGATAAAGGAGTTCTCCATAATCGAACTTCATCAATTGATGCTGTTAAAGTACTTCCACCAATTTTTAATTCACTACCACTAGTCCATCCACTTATACCAGGAACAATTAAACTTGAACTTACATTTGTTCGTAATCTTTCATTAAATCCTTCTTTAGCATAAACAGTAAATACATCATTTCCACCAGTAGATTCTTTTTGAACAACTATCTGAGAATATTCTTCATTATAGAAAGAGCCACTATCAGTTGATGATGTGTATAAATTTCCACTACCACTTACTCTAAGTTCAACATAAGCAAGAGAGCCAGTATCTTTGATTAAATGAAGTGACCACTCAGAACCACTAATAAGTTCTTGGTCTTGTCTTTGGTCTGTATTTACTCTTAATTCAATACAATTTGGATAATCTGTACTATGTGTATTTGAAAATTGTTTCCATGGTACATCAATCGATGAAGAACCACTTATGTTTATAGATGCCGTTCTATCTTCAAATGTAAATTTAGTTGTACCACTTTGTGTTGGGTCTTTAGGACCACCAAATTCCATTACAGTTAATAATGAAGCAGGAATACCATAACAACTTAATGCTGCTGATATTGCTCTTTTTGTACCTTTATGTTTATTTAGATATGGTAAGTTATTTAATAATCTCCTCCAAACTTCATTCTGTCTATCTTTACCACTCATTGATGATACCTCAGTACCATCCGAATGTTTACCAAATGCATATTCCCAAAGGAATTGAGATTTAACTCCCATATCAGCATTCCAACCAAGAGATTCCAACATATGATAAACTAAATCATTTGCAATACCAATATCTTTTCTGTGTTCAAGTTTTTTAGTTTTTTCTAAACCTCTAATATGAGCCCAAATAGTATCAAAGTGTTGACCTACCATATCAAAGAATAAAATAAACTCAGAATTACTTACATCATCCATTACATGAGCTGGTAAGTTTGATGATAAACGTGAGGTATTGTTTGAGTCAAATTCTTGAGCAGAATAAACAATTCCATTGAACCATTGAGTTACAGTAGAATCAGTTGAAGATGATAATTCATTCAACCCAGCACCTGGATAAGTATCTCCACTTAAAGATGATGAAGTATATAAGAATTTTTCAAATGCATCAAAACCATTTTTAACTTCAGTACTTTTTAGTAATTGTTTATTAGCCTCATTTAATACAGAAACAGAACCAGTCCATTCGGTTGTTCCACTTCCAGATGTTAATAAAGTATATTTGTTATCATAAGCTTCTACAAGTTGTACTTTATAGAAAAAGTTTCTAACTCTTTCTTCAGCTGATGAATGTCTAATAAATTCTGGCCAATTATATTCGGTTATACCTGATTTCTCAAGATATCCACCCGTACCACTTTCTTTAACAACAGATGATTGAGTTATAAACTCTATATCTAAGTTATTTAAAGATAGATTACTTGCTGATACAAATTCGTTGATAATATCAGTAGAGGTAGCTGAACCACTTGATACCAAATCATCTAATATTTGATACCCAATATCATCATTTACTTCTAAATCAAAATTTGGTAATAGAGGAGTACATGCATTGATAACATCATCAACAATAACGATTTGGTCAATTAATGGTACAGATTGTAGTTTAGAAATCCAAACCTTATCGTTTGGTGATAATGTTCTTGGAAGAGGTTCGTATAATTTTAATACGATAGATTTTTCAACATTTTTTCTAATTCTTCTATTTGTTTCGCTATCAATAAATTCATCAGATAAAGTGGTATCATCAATACCCCATGTACCTATAAGTTTATTATCAGCATCACCAAGATGTAAGTAGTGAGTTAGGAATGGTGAAGTAAATTCATCAAATCCTCTTCTATCCAATTGTTTTGCAAATACTTTTCTAACATCACTTATAACGTTAGCTCTTCTTAATTTTAAATCTCCCTTATCAAACGTAATTGTAATTCGTTCTTTTTTACCATCAGTTACAACATCACCTTCTGTATTGTAAGGTACAAGTATAAGTTTTAAAGCTGTTATATCTCTATTCTCATCTAAGTTGCCACGAGATTTTTTAATAATATCTCTAACATTAAATTGAGCACTACCAGCATTTGAATATTTTCCTAAGTATGTTTCATTACTTACCTTACCAGCATATATGTAAACATAGTTTGTGTTGATAGATTGCCAAGATATATTAAAGGGTACATTGAATCCTGTAAAATCTTTCCCTTTAATATTCTGAGGATAGTTGATATGTGTGATATCTGGACCAGGTATGTATGCTTTACTATTAACAGTAATAACAACCTTTTCTAAATCACCACTTCCACCTCTCTTAGAAACTGGTTGGAAATAAGCAGTGTATTGTCCTAATCCTGCATCAAAATCTTGTTGAGTCAAAGTTACAGTACCACTAGTTGGCAATGTTCTTTTTGTTTTACCTAAACTATATACAACAGAATCCGAGTATCTTGATGTGTAGTTTAATTTTATTGGTTGAGGGTTTGATATATTAAATACAGCTGAATCAATATCTACTTTTAATGTAGGAGTGGTAGCCTCTATTTTAATTTCATTCTTTTCAGCAACTACTACAATATCATTTTGACCTGGTAATAAATCAAATCTATTATTTGTTCCTTTTTTTCTATTAGTTCCTGCAGTTGATTTTAAATCATAGACAACCTCATATGTAAAATCATTTACATTACCTTTACCAAAAAACTCTATATAAGGTGTTGGGTCTGTTTCTTGTTTATCTAATTCAAAAACTACAATATCATCATCATCTAGTACAAATCCTGTTTGTCCAAAGTTAGTTCTCCAAGCTATAGAATTATCACTAGGTACATCACCAATTATTCTTACTTTATAAAATTCAGGTGGTTCGGGGTCTTCTACTGCAATATCTTCTAAATTAAAACCTAAATTAAATGATATTAATTTTGTTTGTATTGCACTTAAGTCTGATAACGTTCTGTTACCTCGTTTTGAAAGATTATCCGATGGACTTTCTACCCACTTACCATCAACCTTTCGTTCTATCTTAAGGTCATAATACTTGGTAGTTAAATTTCCAATTGGAGCAATTAAATCTTTGGTAGGTTTTATATCACCTTTAGTTCCACCAAAAGGTGGTATTGGACTTTCTCCAAGTGATGGTTTACGGATTGGTATAAAATCACTCCTACCGCCACCGCCACCTCTAGGATTCCTACTAGGCAAGAATCTCCCGTCTTCAGCGAAATCATCTTGGAATCTTCCATCGTTATCACCGAACTCATCAAAAAATAAATCATCTGGTCTTCTTCTTGCCATTTATATTATCCTAGTTTAACTCTTATTAAAACATATTAAAATTTTGTCTATCTCTATCTGAGAATCCACCATCATTGTTTCCGTATCCACCAAATCTACTATCTCTATTTAAATCATCAAAATCATTAACCGATTCTCCTCGGCCTCCACCTCCGCCACCTCGTGAACCTCCTCCAGCTGGTCGGAATCCTCCACCTCGTGAACCCCCTCCACCTCGTGGTGGTATTGGGTCTGGTTTAACTTCTATTGGTGGTGTAGGGTCTGGTAGTGGAATAAAGTTATCTTTTATTACATCCGATATTGGTTTAATTTCAGTTGTTAATGTTCTCTGAACTGTACTAATTCTATATTCTTCTAACACCGTATAACCAGCCTTCTTTACTGTAATTATTTTTGGAGTAAGTAATTCTTTTTCTGTAAAATTTAAAACACCAGGTGTGTTTCCATTTTCAACACCATTTACAAGAATAGAAGCTGGGTTATTATTAACTCCACTTCCTACTAACCTTACGTTTACCTTTACTGGTGCATTATAATCATTAACAACAGGTACTGGTGTTGGTGCAGGATATCTACACTTACCATTATCAAATGTTGCTTTTGGATTAAAGTTCAAAGCCGTCCTATCCATACATCCACCAACGATTGGTTGAATTGTTGGACCTTCTTCGATAGGCTTTGGTGGATTTAATTCCTCAATTATTGGGTCAGGAAGTATTGGGTCAGGCTTAGGAATTATTGGGTCTGGTGGTGGTGGTATCGGTCTTGGTGGTGGTGGTGGATTTAGAGTTCCTCCTCCGCCTCCTCCGCCTCCGCCTCGTATGAAAACCTCCATACCATCTTCATTATTTCCATAAGGCGAATCTTGATAACCACCGAAGTTATCTTCGTACTGGTCATGTCTACTTCTTCCGTCATCAAATGAAAAATCTTGTCTTCTAGCCATTGTTAATATCCTTTATATAAATATACTCGTTTATAAAACATTATCTAAATCGAGTATTACCAAAATCCACTGTAAATACAGCTGGTGGTTGACTGTATGGTGAATTGTTTCCTCCTCCAAATTCTAACATTCCCATTCCACCAAATCCATCACCATAAATCCCTTCATCAAATCCACCATATCCACCGCTGGATATACCTCCACCCGATGAAACTCCTGTCGTTGGGGGTAATACTGTTGGGATTATTGGTGGTATTTCAACAATAGGAAGTGGTTGTACAATTACATCAGGTATTATTGGGTCTGGTATAATTGGGTCTGGTTTTGGAGGTGGTGGCGGTGTTATTTTGATAACTCTGTAAGTACATGAATTATCATCTATCTGTGCCAACCTATTATAGTTCTCAGCCGTTGGGTCTGTACATCCTCTTATCTTTGGTGGTGGTGGTGGTGTTTTTATAACTGGTAAACCAACTTCCCCACAATTACCTAACTTAGTAACCTTTATACCAGGTATAGTTTGGATTGTGTTTTCTTGAGCACATACCAATGTACGTTCACCTACTCCAAGTGTTGCACTTGTTTTTATTTTACCAACTACATCATTATATGTGAAAGATAAATTACTTCCTTTGATTAATCCTCTATATTGTAAATCATCTATTTCAGGATTATCAAGATGTCTATATCTTCCATCTGGTGGAATTCCTCCTGTTCTAAAATAGGGTTCTTTTTGTATTGGTTTTGGATATGTTCTTATATTAGAACTACGAGTGTTTGTTAAGTTCTCAACCATATAAGCATATACTTTTGGTGGTATTACTTTTATTTTAGGAACTTCTCTAACATCTCCTGTGAAAGAGATAGGGCCATCTTTTAAACAAGTTATTTCAAATTTATCATATTCCTTACCACTAACAACTAGTTTACGGCCGTTTCTATCAGTATAGTTAATTTTACCATACTTAGACCACACATAAAGTGTTTTATCTTCTACTTGAATCGGTGGTGGTGGTGGTGGAAGTATTTCTTCTTCTGTATCAACTTCTATTGGAGTTGGTATAACTTTACTTTTATACTTACAACTATTATCACTCTTTGTTGCGTATTTATTATAATTTAATGCTGTTTTATCCATACAACCTTCTACAACGATAGCTTCTACTATGTTTCCAGAATATGTACAACTACCATCGTTTTCTTTAGCCATTGGATTGTAGTTCATAGCATTTTTATCAGTACAACCTCGCACAACACCTTCTACTTCATCAGGTATAGTTGATTTTACTTTTATTTTAGATGAAGCACTTTTTAGTATCTGTTTTACTCTATCAAATGTTACTTGTTGATTTTTACTTAACTCATTTGTTTCTTGTATATCTCTAGCTGGTAAAAACTTATTTACTGCATTTAAGAAACAACTATCAGCTGTTCTTAAAATTTTAGTTACACTTAATTCAACTGGTTCATTTGGAAGAGCTCTACCATAAGTACTTTTTCTAACATCCCATTCTCTATCCGAAATAAAATATTTCATAGAGTTTATAAATTCTTTTCGTATTTTGGTTAAGAAGTTTTCAAAATCTATTCCAAATTCTTTTTCAATTAATCGTTTATAGTCTTGACCACTTTTTATATTTCCTTTGAGTTTTAAAAAATCCTCCAACAATCTCTGTACATCAATACTTTCAATAAAACGATTTGCATAATATATTGTATCATCTCTAAAATCACCACCCTCTGTAAATAAATTATATCTCTTTATTAAATCTTTTGGAGATTGGTTTTTTATCGGTAGTAATCTAACTTCAGTTCGTGATGGCGATATTTCATGAATCCATAATTTATCACTCGCAACTTCATCTGAACCTACTCTTCTATTTAAGAGTGTTACTTGTGTTTTGAATATACCATTAGAATATCCAGCATCTTGAATCAGTCTTTCTAAATCAATTAAAAATTCAGGAGCTTCATTTGTTCTAGCTCTTGCTGGATTTTCATCTGATTTTATAAAATATTCACTAAAATTAGCATCACTAATATGAATATATCTTACAAGTTTAGCATCTTCACCTTGAGGCAATTGGTTATCATTTGAATCATATAAAACGAATTCAATCATATCCGAATTACCCATTCCAAAATTAGATTTTGTAATTTCCTTTTCGAAAATTTGTCTATCTTCTTTTGTTACAAGATAACCCCGTCTATCTACTACTTCTTTAAATTTATCTATAGCCATAATATATTAGGTTTTTCTTCTCCTTCTAGCCTGCCAGTATCTTGTTCTGATAACAAATTGTTCAGCTGTGTTTGGATTTGTAAATTTAATATTTGTTTGATATGTTCCTTTACGAGTACTACCTCTACTTAGTATCATTTGTTTTTTACCAGGAGTTATACCACCATCTGGACTAGCTGGTATTATAACTTTACTAGGTACACCATTTAACCATTTACCTTTTTTAACTACTTCCTCATTTACGTTTAGTGTAACAGATTCATCTGAAAGGTTAAACCACTCATACTTCATACCAGATAAAATTCCTCTTGGTTTTTTTCTTCTATCATCCCACTTAACTTCGAAGTTTTTATCTCTAGTTTTATTACTCTCATATCCTGCCCAAGCTACAAGACCTTTTATTTGTTTCTGTTGTCTAGTACCTATTAGATTTTCTAAACTAGTTCTTTTTGTTGCTTCTACTTGAGCATCCGCTTGTTCTTGTATGGCCTCTTGTTGTTGTTCAGCAACTTGTTGTTGTATCTCTTGTTGATTTTGTAATGATTTTACAATATCTTGATTTGTTGATAGTTGAGCTTGTAGAGTTTCTTTCTGTGCCTGTAATCCTTTTACTTGTGCTGTTAATGATACTCTCTCAATACCTTCCTTAGTTCCTTTTATAACAGAGTTTTGATAATCTTCTAGTAATTTATCATATCTAGCTAAAGCAGCTTGTAACTCAGTATCTCGTTCTTGAACAATTGATTGAGCACTTGCTACTTCTCCTCTCATAGAATCAACTTGTGCTTGTAGAGATGCCTCAGAACTTTTTAAACGATTAAGGTCATTAGCTAATCTTGCATTATTTTGATTTAAAGAATCAAATTGAGCTTTTAATCTATCATGAATAGATTGTTTAACAAACTTACCTTTTTGTGGTTTTTTTGGTTTTATTAACTCATCAACCTTTAAATCTTTAGCTTTTTGTAATTCTGCCTCATCATATACAGGCCTCTCTATTCTACCAGATGTTTCTCCTGAGAATGATTCTTGATTCTCATACCCTGCCAGTTCTTCTGCAGTTGGTATATATTCCGAAGCTGCTAAATCTTCTTTTGTTCGTGGTGTTTTTGTAGGAGCTTTTATTGGAACACTTCCAAATGGCATTTCAAGTTTTTTTCTATCTTTTCTTTTTAACCTTGGTACGTTTGGTTTCTTCAACTTACGTCTTTGTATCCATTCATAAGATTCATCTCTAGGCAAATCAGGAGGTAGTGGTCTTCCATTACTTTTTCGCACAACGATTCGTTTAGCCTCATCTCGTGGAATAGCCTTTTCACCTCTCTTTACGAGTTCATCAATTCTGAATCTATCTTTTAAACTCATTCTATACCTCTACTGTAAAAGTTAAATCTTTCTCACCAAAATACTCAATAACTCCATCCCTTACTGTTTTAATTTCTATATAGTAATCTCTGTTGGATTCAAAGTTAGTTAAGTTTAATTTAAAATAATTACCATTTGCATCACAACTAACCTTAGTGAAATCATCATTAAATGGTACTACTACTTCTTCTGTTATAATATCTTTTATTTGATAGTAAGTAGTTGGTGGTAAATATTTAACATCAGTATAAGCATATGTGTTTGAATATGTTTTTAAAGGATATTTTTCCCTACCAAATACTCGTATCGTTGGAATGTTTCCTAACTTATATCTCGCTTTTAATCTTTTAAACGTTACATGAATATCATCAGCGGTAAGTTCTGTTAAAGAACCAGTAGAGAATGAAGAATCATCCCAACCAATTCTTAATTTAGGTTGATATATTGTATTTGTTTCTTTACCAAAAAACTTTAATTGTCCGTAATCTGTTGTATCGTTTTCTTTAGAAGAAGCGTGTTTTATAATCCAACCTTCGTTTGGAAGTGAACCATTAATCCAACTATTTATCGAATCAATTACATCCATTTCAATATCAGATGTTTGATATGAAAATGATTGAGATGCAGAAGAACCTGTGTACCAAGTTCCACCACTTCCGTTAAACGAACCAGTAGTTCCACTTGAATACTCACCAACTAACCACTTACTTGTTGTTTTGTTATTCCAAGAAACACCATCCGATGAAATCTCATCAAATCGTGTACCGATTCCCATATCCCATGATTGTGAAACAGGATATGCGTAAATTGTATAATCAATTGGTATTTCTGATGATTCATATTCCTTTAGTATTAAATCAGCAGAACTCATTGTAACTTCTCCACTAGCAATAGATTGTGAAAGTGGTGTAGTTTCAAACTTTATTAATGTTCTTGCGGTATCTTTTAGATTTCCGTAGAAAATCTTAGACACTTCAAGAGCCTCATCTAAACCAGTATTTTGAGTTGGCTGTTGTAAGTAAATTGATGAATCTTTAGATGATGTTAAAAAGTAATACATTATACAACCCTCCCCTTTATATCTTTATTAGGAAACTTCAATTCAAATATAGAAGGGTCTACCGATGGATATACCATCTTACCCTTTGTTGCTCCATCAATATCATATGAATTTGAAGAGTAGGTTCCTAAACACTTATTAGTTATTTGACACTTTGGTACAGATGATACACCCTCTATACCTGCTAATAATATTTCAACTTCCGAAATGTTGATTGGCATATTAAATGTCCAATTATCTATGTTAAAATATTCTTTTAATTCTGTAATACATTTTGTAATAACTTCTCTTTTATTATACCCACCATAAACTCTTACTTCAAAATCAACTCCAATATTAATAATGAATCCATCTATAATATTAACACCATCTGTTAACATTCTATATTCACCTAGATATGTTTTTAAATTTTCCTTAACAGCTCTGTTTAATGTTGATAAATCTTTGTTAGAGTTATATCCCAATACATACAAGTTTATTGCAAATGGATTATTCTTTTCACCAGGATTATTTTTCTTTCCACTTAAAAAGTTTCGCAATCCATCTTTTATATCTTCCTCTGATAGATTTTTCTTATTCATATTCTGAACAAGTCCAGCAAATTCATTTAATGTATCTGGATTTTTCAAAATAGAAGAAGGAGAGTTATTATCTAATTCACCATCTGGTGCACAATATGCTTTTGCTATACCACCGAACTTAGGTGGTAATGATAATGCTCTTACTTGATAATCTTTTCTTGTTACAGCTCTGTTCTGTGAACCAAACATAGCTAATGAATTTTCTCTAATCTCATCGATAGTTTCTGCACCCCTACCTCCAGTTGCTGGTTCTTCATTATCAACCCCAACTGAAGCTTTCATTTGGTTATACAATCCTACATCGTTTTGAGAAAAAGTTTTAGTATCATCATCAAATTCAATTCTTCTAATTGAAGTTAATTCACCTTTAGATGTATTAGATTTAACACCACCTCCAACTAAATAACTTATGGTAAACTTACCAGTAGGTGCCTGACCATATGATTGTGTTTTTAAGAAATTAGATGGGTCAAATGATTCACTTAATCTATCTATTGATGAATTTAAACCTAGTCCTACATTTTTAAAATTAGGAACAAGTGTTTCATCATTAGTAGAAGTACCTCCACCAAATATAACTGATGTTGTATTATCCTCATTTATAGTAGTGGTAAATCTTCGTGATGTTTTCTGTACTCGTAATATACTAGATACAGAATCTTTAAATTGTGCTAAATCTTTATCAGTTTGTTCTGATGTTGGGTAATCAACATAAACCATCTCTTGTGCAAGATAAGGAACTTGATACCATTTGTTTCCATTTGAATCTCTTACATCATAAACATCAATTACATTTTTATCAGCAAGTTGTACTTTTGAAAAATTAACAGGAGTAGAACCAAAATCAAATGTTATGGTTTTTAATTCTGCAGATATAGCGTTTATATATTTTTTAATTAAGTATTGTGTTGGTTCGTTTGTAGATTGATTTCTTTGGTAAACAGTAATTTCTCTATCAGCATCTTCATTAAAATCTAATAATTCAGTTGTTCTAAATTTAGTATTTGATTTCGATGATTCGATTATCATACCTTCTTTGATTCTTAAGTAATAATCAGAATCTGGCTTCACATCAGCACCCATGCCTGTAGCAGGTACTAATTGATATACACTCATTTTAACGATTGCTGGTGATGTTACCTTTGGTGTGTATCCTAGATATTTTGCAAGAGCTATTACGTTCTGTTTATCTTCAGCATACAACATTAGAGATTCTTTTAGGGAATCATCAATATAGTACGAAAGTATATCACCTACATAAGATGCCATTTCGATGAACATCATACCAGGAGATGATTCATTGAAATCAGAATAAGTCTTAGGAAAATAACTCTTAGAATATTCTATTAAATTTTTTCTGAAAGAGGCGAAGTCTTTACTTAGATACTTAACATCTCTTCCTTGATTTGATTTTCGTGTTACACTATTTAACGCCATCTTTTTTTATCCCTGTACTGTAAAAGTTACTTCTTGTAAATCAATCTGTTTACCAACTGTAAATTTGAGATGCAAGTTAACTTGATTTTTATCTTTTAATTCATCCGTTATTTCAACTTCAATATCTTTTATGTTGATGTACGGCAACCAAAATCCTACATTCCTTGTTATGGTATCTTTTATTTTTTCTTCATATTGACCATCAATTGGTTCAAATAATAATCTTCGTAGTCCCGTACCAAACTCTGGTTGCATTATTCTCTCACCCTTTTTCGTGAGTAAAAGATTTCTTAAATTAGCCTTAGCTTGGTCAAATGATGTAAATGTTTGAGCAAAAAATCCATTCTCCCCATTGGCCAATGGAAAATCTAATCCGTAAGCAAACGAATCAAAATCCTCAGTGTCCTTTACAACCTTTCTACCAACAACATAAGCCATTTTTTATTTCCTATTTTTTAAACCTCTTTACAAGTTCAGAATTATCTCTGTTTAGTATTTTATCAAGACCAGGTAATCCTGTCTTAACTCCAAGACCTTGTTTACTCGGTCCTCTTGATACCTCACCATATCCCATTTTATGAGCCATTTGAGTTCTTAATCCTCCAACTCCAGCTCCAGCTCCTTGAGAAGTAAACTCAACAGTTTTATCCATACTCTCTTGAATTGGTTGTTGTTGTGGTAGATTATCTAATACTGATTTACCACCACCTGGTGTTCCTCCACTTGCTCTTTGTGCTTTTGTAAAAGGAGTTGTCATATTTAAAACCTCGTTTATAGATTTATTTTTAGAATATGTTTTCTTTGGTGTTGCTCGTTCTTGTTCCAATGCAAGTTCTACTTGTTCAAAAGGGTCTACCTCTTCACTAATGAATTGCGTTGAGGGAACGGCTACACCCCCCTTCACCTCTGCTAATCTTTTATTTACTTCCTCTTCCAATATCTTTGGAAAAGTTTTAGATAAAAAACGTTCTTGTTGTTTGGCAGTTTCTACCTCAACAAGAGTCTTTATTACTTTTATTAATTGTTTGTTGTTCATTTTCAATTCTGTTTATCTTAATATAAATATATCTTTGTTGATTTTATAGTTTCTAACCAGGAACCAACCATCCTTTCCATGGTCTTACACCAGGTGCAGGTGGTACTACTGGAAATCCAGGGTAGTTTGATATTGTATCGTAATTACCTTGAATCGATGGTAAATGTTTTTGAAACCCACCAACTAGTTTATTTAAAAAATCCATTGTATTAGTTGTTTGATTATCTGGTCCTGTTGGAATCCATTGACCTGGATTAGTAACATAAGCTGCGGTTGATGAAACATTTACTATTGCTCCTATCGCTGGTATAGGAGGTATTATTAATTGTAAGGTAGCACCCTGCCAATACTTAATAGAAGCTTTACCAATTTCATCTACAAAGAAATGTAAACTTTCTTGTTTAGAAATATAACTTCTACAAACAGATACACAAGCTGATTCCATAGCTGCATTCTTTCCTACTGCAATTGGGCCCATATTACTTGTTTGTTTTCCTCGTTTAATAGCCTGGTCATACTCACTAGTTATTTTAGCTGACCAGTCTTCATATGAACCTACTCCTGGTTGGTTGTTCATATACGAAAACATATTTGCTTTAAATAATGACCAAGACATCTGTTACTCCGTAAAATTTAAAGTTGATAATATTGTATCTAATTTAGCTTTTATCGCATTGTAAGCTGGTGCGTTTACTGGTGGTGAAGATGGACCACATGGAGTTGGGTGAGTTTCTTTTGCTAACTCTGTTAAGATTTCTGCTAATATATCAATAAGAGTTTGTCCTCTACTTAATGGTTCAGCATTAGATTCTGTATTCAAATATATTTCACCACTACCACCTAAGAAATACATATTATTATCATTAGTGGTTGTTCTATATTCTCCATTTAAATCTATTTCAGCACCAGCATTACCATTATCTATTGTAAGTTTACCATCCGAAATAAATGAATAATCTCCTTTAGAAAAAAATATCATTTCCGAATCTTTAGAAGATATAATAATTCTACCACTATTAATTAGTATCTGGTCAGTTCCTTTTAATTCATCAGGTGGAGTGTGATATACAGGCTCTGTATCGAATGGTTGGTCATCGGTACCTGGTGCGAAATCTAATTCATAATCTTCACTCGTTATTGCTATCGTTGAACCATCCTCAACTACATCCTCTTCAGTAATCTCTAATTCTTTTAAATCTTCAATTGATTTTTCATTTTGTCTATTTCGTATAATAATAGTTGGTGAAAATGAATTTTCATCATTATTGTATCCACTAAATCTAATTGATTGTCCAAATCTACTTTGAATTACCTTATCACCTTCATAGTATTTTAAAGGATTTATTTGTGTTGCTTCAAAGTATTCTCCAAATGTACCTGTTCTATCTCCATCACCATCCGAATTTGGTGTTCCTGTTTGAGATGTTTCTGAATAATCACCACCTCCTTGTTCTGTATTTTCTGTTGGGTATCCTTGTAATAAAGCATCTTCTTCAGAGTTACCTTTATTTATATCAGGATTGAAAATACGTTTGTAATGCATTTGACCACCAAGGGGAAATAGTTGAACTACTTCTCCAATCAATGGAAGACCTTCCTCTATATCGTATGGTGGGTAACTTGGTATATCAGCTAAATCATAAGATGAATCTTTTCGAGTAACAATTCTAGCAAAACCAAGTAAAAAATCTTTATCAGATAACTTATCTTCAGTTCCTTCTGGTAAGATAATAGTTTCAAATTCACTATCATCAATATGGACATAAGATACTACACCTGTTAACGAAGGTGTTTTTGTTTTGTTATTTGAGAAAAACGCACTATTTGAAGTTTCTTTCCTACCCATCTTTTGTACTTACTTTTTGTTTAAGTTCTTCGATTTCATTAGTGAGTTCATCAACCTTTACATCTTGTTCATCTGCTACTTGTGAAATGGTCTCATCTAATTGTTGTAGTAATTGCTCTTTTTCTTCATCAGAAAGAAATCCACTATCTCCCTCTGCTTTATGTTGAGCTCCTATAATTCTTTGTGCAATTGCTGCCATCTTGATTAGTGAATCATCGTTCTTAACTGATGTATCTACTAAATCTTTTATGATTGGCCCAATTACTGCCATATCCCCAGCATGTCTAATTACCTTTTTCATTTCAGCAATTAGTTCTGAGATTCTTTGTTTTTTGTTTTGTTGATTATCATAGATATTTTTAAACAATCCACTTAAATCTTTTCCCGGAAATAATTCAAAATCTGTACTCATAATTTTTATATATTCTCTTGTATATAAATATCACAAACAAAAAAACCTCACT